ATTAAATTTTCCATAACTTCAGCGCCTTTATCTATATCTCCGCCACCTGCGTTTCTAACAGCATCTGCAGTAAATACAAACTCATTTACACTTAATCTTGCAGGCACATCGTCTGCTTTTTCTTTTGCACCAATAGGTACAAATCCACCTTCAGCTCTATAATCTTTTTCCATACCACCTAAATTCATTAATCCACCTTCAGCCATCATCATAGGCATTTGTGGTTCTGTTTGAACTGTTTCTGATTCAGATGTCATTATCTCTTCTTGTTCTGGTCCCTGTTCCCCGGACGCTTGTTGAAGAACAAGTTGTTTAAATTCTGGATAAGATAAATCACCACCTTGTGCTACGTATTTTTGATACTCTTGTCTTAAAAATTTTTCTGCTTCTGGCGGTAATTGCGGTCCTTCAGTTTCTACCATTTGTTTTGCTTCTACCATTTCACCATTAGCATAACCTATTCTACCACCGTTGGCAGCATTCTGTGGTAAATAAAATCCTTCTTGTACATAGTTTTGATTAGGTAAAAATGTCATATAAGGGTCTCTGTTTCTTGCCATTGCTAGCGCCATTCCTGGAGGAATGTAATCTTCATCAACTTCTTCTACTACTTCTTCGTAAGGTCCTACACCCATTGCTTTTTGTATAAATGGTGTTGCAACTGCTGTTGCGCCTAGACCTAGTGCTAAATTTTTACCACTAAAACCTTCAGTACCAGGTACCATAGATGATAAAAAAGAACCAAATTTGTTTCCACCAGAAAAAAATCCTGGAGCTTGTCTTTCAAATATTGTTTTACCAAATTTATCTACTCCAATTGCTTTTGGAGATAATGACTTAGCAGCAAACATGTTTCTAAGAAAACCTGCACCTGGTGCAGTTCCAAATCTACCGGCAGCACTAAAAGGACCAAGTCCTCCTGCATACATACCTAAACCAATTCCTATGGCAGCTTTACCCAGTGGACTTTTAACAATTTTCTTAACACCACGGACAGCTTTCTTAACTAAGCTTCCTAATCCGTAAAGTTGTCTGGGTTCTTGCATTCTAGATATTGCCATAATTTTACCTTAATTCCTATGTTTACTTGGTTTTTGCTAACAAATCAAGAGGTGGCATTATAACTTTTACATCTTGTGCCATTTCTTCTTCTTTAAAACCTTTGTTTTCCCAGTCTTTTCTTTCCTTAAAAAGCTGACCAGTTTTTTTGTGTCTGTAAGTAGTTTCTACTTTAGCTTGTTTTATTTCCATTAGTCTGTTTTCTCCTTTAATATATTGAGATAGCTAATACCAAATACCACACCATCAGATACAGTGCCTGCTGTCGTGTATTCTAATGTTGTGCCACCTTCTACAATTAAAGGTAAAGTTAATATTTCTACACTTGTAGCAGCTACTAGTGTTTGTGTATTAACAATCTCAAATGCATTGTTTTTAATAGTCACCGTTGGTGTATTAGAACCTGATTTGTTTGTAACTCTTAAAGACTTTATAATAATAGTTTCATTAACACTAGGTGATAACAACGCTACTGTTTCAGCAGCTGTAGTTGTTTTACCATAAAATTTATATTGGTTTACTACTGCCATTACTCTAAAAAGAAACTTTTAGCTTCTATTTCTTGTTTAACTTCATCTTGAAATGAAGAGTTTAATTTTGTTATTACACCATCAAGATCTCTAACTAATGACTGTAAATTTTTTCTGCTATATTCTTCTTCAGCTCTAGTTAATGATTGTACAATTTTTGCCATTATAAACTTGCTAAGCCTCCTCTTCTAAAAGGTGTACCTGGAGTATCATCAGAAAAATCTGAAGCTGACATATTACCACCGCCACCGCCACCGCCACCGCCATGCATATCTCTTATTCTATCGTAAGTAGCTTTATTTGCAGCATCATATGCTTGTACATTTGCATATCCACCAAAACCACCACCACCATCACCAGTATCAACTTTGTTATTTCCGCCATGAATATTAAAGTTTTCGTCGTAGGTAGGATCATTTTTAATTCTGTTTCTAATGTTATTAGCAGTAGTTCGTTGTCTTAAAAAATTGTTAAAATTTATTTGATTTTTTACGTCTTCTTCTTCTTTTTGTTTTTCTAAATAGTATTGATCAATTGGTCTTAATTCTTTGTTATCTTTTAATCTTTGGTTAGCAATCGCTACCCTATCTGCAACAACATTAGCATAGTTACCAGTAAAACTGTCTTTATTATAACCATATCTATCTTGAGTAGTTAAATTACCAAACCCGTGTATGTTTTGTTCTTGATTAGCTAATTGCATATCTATAAAAGCATTGTCTTGAGCATTTAATCTATTTTCTCTTGAAAAGTTATCCGCCATACCCATTAAAAAATTTCCACCAGGAATGGCAAAACCTATTCCTTTTCTAATTAAACCGCCTGCCGTATCCATAAAAGTTTCTTCTGGTTCTGTTCCAGGAAGATAACCACTGCTGCCGTAATTAGTTCTGTTAGTTACAAAACTTCCAGATGGTTGTGCTGTGTATGGTTGAAAATTACTTGTATTAAAATTTCTGTCATTTGAATTAACAAAATTTATAAAAGAATTAGTATTAGGAATTCCAATAGAATTTTCTTGTTCTTCTTCTATATTCGTAACAGGTGATGTGTAGTTTAAAAGATACTGGTTCATAGGCAAAAACCTATTACCTGCATCATATCTTTCCTTATCAACTCCAGTATAAAACAATGACATTATCTTCTTCCTCCAGGATGTATATCTAATCTAAATGTACCTAACTTCCAGTCTTGACTTGCTGCAGTATTAGATACTTTTAACGCTATAGATCTCGCCCGTAATCTTGTATCTTTTTTTGTTGTAGATGATGTTATATCAAAATTTGAAGTAGTTGAAGAACTATTTGGATAAGTTCTGGTTACAAAACTTACTCTAGTAGACCCTGTTTGTGTAATAAAATCTGGTATAAATCTACTAATTCTCATTATAAATTCACCATCTCCTCTAAGATCCGGCATTCCTACTGTTTGTCCTGTAGGATTTCTTCTTTGAGTAATGTCAAAATCACCAGAAGTAATTGAACCAAGAATAGCGGTTGTTACTCCGCCAGCATCAATTTGGTCGGTCCCTGTTTCCTGTTCATAGTATATTGTACATCCATCCGTATTACCAATAACATCATAAGACGTATTACTATCTGGGTTATAGTAAGTTGCGTGCGGTTTATCAAATACTGCTGAATCCTGCCAAGCTGCACGAGCTAAACTTCCTGTTGTCCATATAGGACGTTTAGGACTAGAATCTAAATAATTATATGTCACCATTCTATTAACAACATTTGATCCAGACGTACAATAAAACCAAGTTACTTCACCAAACAAATTATTTAATCCTACATTTACTAAATCTCTTGCTGTAGTGTTTATGTCATCGTAAACATAGTCTTCTACTAAACAAGGTATAGATTTTAATTGACCGTCATAAGTAAAAAACCCATTCTCGGACATCCAATAAGCAGAACCATCAACCTCTATACATGCATTTTTTCCTAACAAACCACAGTTAGTTCCAACTTGTTCAAAAGAGAAAGTAAATGGTTGTCCTACAAACTTCATTAAAAACAATGCAGTATCAGTCCAAACGTAAATTGCATCTCTACCTTTAATAGCTCCCATAATTCTAGAACCATCAGCTAATCTTTGTGTACCAGCTGTATTGTTTGCTTTAACTGTGTAAGAATCTGTTTGGTCAATACTTTCTTGAGAAGAAAATCTTATAAACATATCGTCTTGTGTAGTGCTTGATCCTACAGTTGTTTCTGTTCCAAAAAATACTAAGTGTCTGTCGGGTGTAGATACTAATACGTGACGTGATGCTGTTGGTGCGTTAGGTAATAAAGTTGCTCTAAGTGCTGTTGCGTTTGAAGGAGAAGCATCCCATTCAAAACATGCGCCATTATATATAAGAGCAATTAATTTTGTTCCGTAGTTATCTAAAATCCATAAACCTGGATCAATTGTAAAGTCAGAAGAAGAAGCATCTCCCCATGCAACAAATTCTGATATGTTAGTTACTGTTGCTCCAGAAGTATGGGCGGCTCTTGTAGTTCCGTTAACTGCTCGGGCTCCTCCACTCAAGGTCCCTGTTCCCGTGTCATTGTTTGTAAAACTTATATCTTCTGATCCAATTCTAATTTCTCCTGAAGCAGGAAACGCTGAAGTGTTTGCTAATACTACAGTTGTAGTAGCATCGTCTGGAAGCGTTGTTGATAATGTAGATGTTGCCGGTCCGTTAGCTGTACCACTCCATAATCCTGTACCCCAACCAAAGCCGCCTAATTGTTGAGAAGGCCCTACGCTATAGTAACATAAAATAGAGGTGCTATTACCGTCACTTGTAGTTAATGGTGTCCCTGTTTCTTGAGCAGCCATTGTAATTGTAAAAGTAGTGGCCGTTGGTACTGAAGAAACCATGTATTTTATGTCTTCAAAAGTGGCATCAGTATATGTAGACGACCCAGTTACACCAGTTACACTATCGAACATAACGATATCGTCCTCTAATAAACCATGAGCCCCGGTGCACGTTACCGTGACTGTTGTTGATGAAGATGTGCTGGTAAATTTAGCTCCTGTTAGAGTCTCTCTAATTGGATGAATGTCATAATAGGTTCCACCAGAATATACGTATAAAATTTTATTAGTGCCAATTGCAGCGTATTTAATTCCTGCGTTGTTATCCCAATGATGTAAAGCTCTTGCCGCACCCGTTAGTTTATCTTGTCCTAATTGAGACCAACCACCTATTTTTTCTGGAGTTCCGTATCTAAAACGTACGTTGTCACCATCAAACCATTGTCCTTCAGCGCCGGTTTCTGTAACTTGTTTATTAAATCCTGGAGCAAAACCTAGTTTTTGTAGCATATAAAATCCTGTTTATTAGCTATTATATCAAATTATTTAAAAATTCAATATGTTTAATCAAAGGTGTAGATAGCTATGATGCGAGCCCCTTTTTTAGGATAAATCATATAATGATTGCACTTGTCAAATAATACTCCTCTATATTGTTTGGGAGTTATTTCATGGATAATCTTATTATTTTTATTTAAAATAATTGTTTTAGCTTTTTTATCCGAATTGTTTAAATAAATAATTAACTGCTTGTGATTAAAATCATGGTCACAATGTATAGGACATTTTTCAACACCAATATTAAAAGTTAAGTTAACAGCTATTCTAAAAACTTTATTAATTTTTATTTTATGTTTGTCACAAAAAGCAAAAAGAAATTCTAAAAAAACATCTGTGTATTTAGAATTAAATCTAGTTTCTATTGCATATTTTGAACTATAGATAGAATTAGTTTCTGTTATATCTTCTGGTCTTCTTAATATTGTATGACAAAGATAAGGATAATTAATTTTTTTTCCAAAAGCAGGGCCCATATAAAAAGGAAGTTCTGCTTTTTCTATTAATTCTTTTATAGTTTTTTTGTGTTTGCTAGATAAAAAATTATCACTTTTTAAAAGAAAAATTTTATTTTTACTCATCTAGTTTATTTAATTTATCATTAAATAAAACTCTTTCTTTAGCTAGTTTTTGAGTTAAAGTTTTATTTATTTGAGCTATTGTTTCAAGAGTAACTTTTAAAGACTCAATATGGGTTTTTAAAAATTCATTCATTCCAAGTTCAGACTTTAAAAGAAGTTCTTTGTCTTCAATAGTTTTTTCTAACTCTTTTATTTTTTCTTTTAATTTATCATATTCGTATTGTGTTATCATTTTTCTCCTTTTATATTAAAATTAACTCCGATTGAAATTCTTTCGCAGTTTGATTTATGTGGATTTACTGAGTGTCTTAACATGTAGGGAAACATATAAAAGTCTCCTGTTGCTGGCACAAAGTTTTTCATTGTTTGGCAATGTCCAGCATCTTCTCCGTACATAAATGCAATTGTTCCAGGTCCTTCAACAGTTCCTTTATATTCACTTATTTCTTTTTGTAATTTTTTTGGAATATCAATATATATTACACCTGAAAATTCACAGTTTCTATGAATGTGAACTGGATTATAATCTCCGGGTTGCATATAATTAACCCACGCAGCAGAAACTGTTATTTCAGATAAGGTATTATTATACCATTGTTTGTATGCATGTCTAAACGTTTCCATATAAGGCATAAGGATTTTATTTAAACTATTTTTATCTATAGTGTATTCATGTTTAATGTCACCTGCTAAATTTTTTACATGAGACTTTTTAATATTTTTCTTACATAATTTTTTAATTTTATTTAAATTTTCTTTTTTAATATGTGTATTAAAAAGTAATGGACCCCAATAGTAAAAATTATAATTAATCATTTATTTTTTTCTTAATCAAACTATCTATACCTAACATATGCCTACCATCGTATTTTTTGTTTTCTGAATTAGGATCTTTGACATCAATATAATGTAAAAACAGTTGAGTGCATTTACCTTTTTTTAATGGCTCTCTCCAATGTTCTAAATCAAATCCTTTATAAACTAACATGTCTCCTTGTTTTAAAATAATCTTAGTGCCTTTTTTAGTTCCAGGTATGTAGTTTACAATTCTTTCATCTTTATTTCTTATATTTTTTGATCCTTGATTTGGATCTGTTTGAATAAAAATAGGCCATGTTTCTCCTCCTAAATTTATAGTAGTAGAAATTTTACAAGAAGATCTATCTTTATGTTTTTTTAATTCATCTCCTTCGTTATAAACTCTTGTATATGAGTATGTTTCGTAAAGTTTAGTTTTTGTAATTTTTTCAATTTTAGGTTTTAGTTGTTTTAAAATTATATCTCCCGCTGTAGATCCATAAAGAGAATATGCTCCTGGCACTTGAGGATCATTAAATGCTCCATATTCTTTATTGAATCTAGATATGAATTGTGTTGTAAGATATAGTTTAGCTACTTTTTCTTTTTCTAAAAAATAAGTTTCCAAAAATTTACACACATCTTTTGGTAATGCGTTACGTACTATTTTATATGTTTTCATCTTTTCTCCTTTAATGTTTTTGGAAACGCCTGACAATTAAAATGAATAAACCTAAAAGGTTTTTTACTTAAATCTACAGTATATTCATGGGGTAAATACGACGGAAAAAACATTATTGTTCCTGGTTTTGGATTAAAATTTATTTGAGAAGTTGCATAACTTAATTTTGTTTTATCTAATTCAGGTAATAAATTCATAACCGCTCCTGGTCTTGGATCATGAAAAACAGGTTTAGATGTTTCATCAGAGCTTTTTAAAAAATAAAAACCTGAAATATGTCCATTCCAATGTGTGTGCATGCTATGGTTGCCTCCTCCTTTTAAATCAAATTCTTGAACCCAAAGCTCTGTACAACAAACGTCAAATTCTTTTAAATCATATCCCATTTCTGTTAACAAATTTTGAGAAGTTGCAATTATATAATTTTGTAAATCTTTAAATTCTAAAACATTAATTAAACTTTTAGAATGAAAAACAGTTGCTTTGTTATTTAATTTTTTAGCTTGATTAATATATTTGTTAGAAGTTTTATTTAATTTTTGTAAATAAAGTTTATCGTCATGATGAGCTATCCAAATAGGATTAATAAAATATTTTTTAGTATTTAATGCTTTAGGAAAATTAATTTTCATTTTAATGGTGGACCTTTGTGCCAAACAACTAAACTATGTCTTGTACCTTCTGTTACTGGGAGAACTCTGTGTATTACAAAAGATGGAAAAGTTATAATTGTTCCTTGGTGTTTTAAATGATCTGTTTTTAATATTTTGTTTTTGCTTTTAGGAGGACTATATTCATAAAATTCTAAATCTCCACCTTTAAATTTTTTAGGATCACTTAACATTATTATAGTTGATAGTTTTCTAACTTGTTGGTTAGTTTCATCTGGAGTTGCATTATCTGAATGCCAAGTATAATGTTGTTTTTGATTTCCTTCATATTTTGTAAATTGAAAATTTTCAATAATATTATAATCAAAATTCCATCCACTTAATTTGTTAGAAGCTTCTATGTATGGTTTTAATTCTTTATATATCCAAAAAGGATATAGCCAACTATTTTTAGAATTTCTAATTTTAAGACTGTTTATAGATCTATAATCTTTTCTATTTTTTTTTAACGTTTCTTTAAATGTTGAAGATAGTTTTAAATCTTTAGACTCACCTTCTTTAATTATTTCTTCACATATTTTCTTAGGCAATGCTTTAGAATAAGCGTAATATGTGTTTTTTAAAAAATTCATTTTATTTAATATAACTATACCACCCTGTGGCTATATATTTTTCTTGTGTAGGAGACGCAATACCTTTATGCATAAAGGTCCAATCGGTTCCCCAAATTACAGTCAATCCTTTCTCAGGTTTAATTTTTAATTTTTGATAATGCCACTCAGTTTCTCCTTTATCAGTAACATTATTTAAATAAGTCATGAATACTAGATGTCTTAAAGTAGTGTTTAATCCAGATCGCTCACAATGTAATGCAAAGTATCCTTCACCAGGATTATATTTTTGTATATTCCATTTTTCAACTATGCCCCATGCATCTTGCCATTTATCTGAATACATATATTTTTTTTTATATTTCTCTATTACTTTTTTTAATTCTTTGTAATAAGCTTTTATTTCAGGTTCGTTACTTTTTAAATCTATAGATAAATCAGTAGACATTTTTTTTGTTGTGTCTATTTTTTGCGAAGCTCTACCAGGTGCTTTGTTTGGATTTTTTTCAAACATTTTTATTAAGTCATCACAAACTTTAAGATCTATATACCAACCTGATATAAAATTATCTAATTTATTAAATTTTGCTGCTTTTAGCATTTTTATTTTCTTTATAGGTATTTTATATAATAAGGTATTTAAGGTGTCAACTAAACTTATTATTCGGGATCTGAAATTTCTACTGTTAGTTGATCCCAGCTTTGAGTGTCTTCATTCCAAGTATAGTCAAGAGTATTATTAGAATCAAAAGGTTTTGGTGTAGGTGGATCCCATACACATGTCGTAGTATTTAATGTCCAACTTGGATAAGGTTGCGGTGCAACAAATGCATCTAAATCATCTCTATAAAACCAACCTATTCCAGGATACCATTTTCTAAAAGAACCATCTTTAGAACACTGTTTCCATTCTCCACCATAAGTATTAGCACAATGTTGTTCACCTTGTACTGACATATCTTCTCCAGCTACATCATCACCGATGACTCTAACTTGTAATATTTCTTTTGTTGAGGGTTTTAATTTACAAAAAAATTTCATAATATTATGCCAGTGTTAATGTCCCATCTACAGTAAAGATACAAACTTTATCTCCACCATCAGTGGCTATTGAATTTGTTCCAGGTGCTACAGATAAATCTCCAGGTGCGTCTGCTGCTGGAATTCTTATAATTACAGTACCAGATCCGCCAGCTCCGCCTTCTTGTCCTCCGCCTGGGCCATATCCAGATGCTCCTCCGCCACCGCCAAGTCCGTCAGTGCCGTCTCCGCCTTTTGGTGCGTTTGGTCCTTTAGTTCCATTTCCGCCGCCGCCAGTTCCACCGGTTCCGCCAGATCCTCCCGTATTCCAGGCCGCACCGCCGCCTCCTCCAGCTCGTGTTACTGCAGAACCTGTTATTGAATTTGCTGATCCATTACCTCCAGCGCCACCGCTACTACCAGATCCTGGACTCGCATTACTACCGACAGCGCCAATTCCGCCACCACCAGATCCGCCATAATTTCCACCGCCAGATGCTCCACCGTTATTTCCTTCAGGTGGACTATAACCACCAATATTTCCACATCCACCTGTTGATCCTTGGTGAGGTGTTCCACCACCAGATCCACCATCGTTGTTATCTGTTCCTGAGGGGTGAACGTTATTTACACCAGCCCCTCCTGCACTAGAAGAAAAATCTCCTGCAGCTAAACCTATAACTGAATTTTCACCTTTAGAAATACCTGTTCCACATGCTCCGGAACCAGCTGGTCCCCCAGCTCCAACAGTAATTGGAATGACTGCTGCATCTAATGAAATTTTTGTTCCTCCTGGAAAAGAGCTTCTATGACCTCCAGCTCCGCCACCACCTCCTGGTGATGGACCTCCTGGTCCTCCGCCAGCTACAATTAAATAGTCAGCATCAAAAGCTGCAAAGCTTGCTCCTCCAGAACCAAATCCTAAAACTTGATAACCAAAACTTGCCATATTTTATTCTCCTTATGCGTCGTTAGCTGCATCAGTAGTATAAAATATTTTTACTCCTAGAACTCTTGATTCGCCAGTAAAAGTATCGCTACCATCTGCTGCATCTCTATATAATTGAAAGTAAGTCTGTTCACCTGCTGCAGGAGAACCTGCAACTGTCATTGCACTACTTTCAGATGTAATTTGTTGATCTTCAACTGTTCCGATTCCAGCGTCTGTAACTTCAATTGCTGTTCCATATGCAACATCAATAGTATCACCATCTGCACATGCAACACCTTGTAAACCGAAGATACAGTTACCTGTATTAGTTGTACTTGGAGACCAGTAAACTTGATAAGTTACTGTTCCTTCATTCCATGATTTTGGCATAGCCACTGTAAATTGAGTATATTGTTTTGTTCCTGCATCAAAATCAAAAACTTTTAAATCTGGTCTTGTTGCTGTTGTTTCTACTTGTGCTGCATCTGCAGGGTTAGTTGTTGGTCCATACATAGCTGAAGCAGGGACCCACATAGTTTCTTTACCAGCAATTTTTAATGCTGAACCATTGCCTTGTAAAACACCCGATCCTTTTGGAACTAAATTTATACCTACATTAGTTTCACCAGATGCTGTAAAGCTAGGGTTATTTCCAGTAGCTGCGTTAGCGTATGTTAATTCGTTAACTGCAGAACTTGTAGCAGTTAATAAAAATAATTCATTTCCGTTAGTATCTAAAATAGAAGTTCCTATTTTAGGTGCAGTTAAAGTTTTGTTTGTTAAAGTTTGAGTGCCTGTAAGTGTTACGTCTCCACTTCCAAAACCAGTGTCATAAACACCAGTGTTTGTTGCTACACCATCAAGATAAATAATTTTATGTGCCTTATCTGTTGTTGCAAAAGTAACTGTTGCACCTGAACCAGAAGCTGCTTTTAATTGTACTGTGTAAGCACCTGAAGTTGCATTTTCAATAATATAAAAATTTTCTGTAAGTAATGGGAAAGTTACAATTTGATTTCCAGAAATACTTCCTGATAATTTAATAACTCTTTGTTGAGCTGTACCTGTTAAAGCACCATTGTCGATATCTAAAGCTGTAGTTTGTGCACCACCTGCGATAGATACTTCTAAAAATCCACCAGTTAATTGTTCAATTAAACTTAAATTTGCGTTAGTTTTTGTTCCCCATGTACCGGCGTTTTCACCAGTAGCCATTAATTCTAGGCCGAGATCCGTATAAGTTGATGCCATAATTTTTCTCCTGTGCTCTTTTCAATTAAGCTACATCTGTATAAGATGTATTACCTGTTATGTCAATATCATTATAATTTGTATTTCCAGTAATATCAACATCAAAATAACCTAATGGTGCAACATTTCCTACGGCTGTCGTAGCTTCTACACCAGTTAATCCTATAACATCTGCAGGTGTTATTGCACCTACTCCAGACGTTAAAGTTGCTGGTGCCGTTAAAGTATAGGCAACTTCTGTTATTACAGATCCTACACTACTAGTCGCTCCTACGCCAGTAATGTTGACTATTAAACTTTCGTCAACAGTAATTGATCCAACTCCGGTTGTTGCGACCCCTGCACTACTTAATCCTACAACGTCTGCTGGAGTTATTGCTCCTATTGCAGAAGTTAAACCAAATCCTGATACACCAACAGTTACATCACCAACAGAAAGTGCTCCAACGTTAGATGTTAAACCTGAAGGTGCCGTTAACGAAATTGTTGGAGATAATATAATTGTTGGAGAACCTATTGCAGATGTTGCAGAAACTCCTGTTACTCCCATAACATCTGCTACATTTAAAATAAAATCTCCGCCCCAAGTAACACCAACATCTCCTGCATCAGAAGAACCTCCCCAACCTTGAGCTCCCCATGTTGTGTCTGGTAATCCTGTTGTTGCTACTCCACTAGATTCAACATCGACAACAACTGTTAAAGCTGATTCACCCCAGTTTTCAACACCCCATCCGTCTTGTCCCCAACCTATGTTTATTTCATCTTGAATTGTTGCACTTCCAACAGAGGAAGTTAAACCTGAAGGTGCTGTTAGTATAACAGTAGGGTCGAAACTTTCTCCCCATGGTTCTTCACCCCAAAAATCTCTACCCCAACCCTGTTCTGCATAAGCAAATATTTCACCTACGGATGCAGTTGCGGATACTCCAGAAACTAAAACTTTAAAACCACTTTCTCCCCAATTTTCATATCCCCAACTATCTGATCCCCATCCTTGTTCAGAAAAAGCTGCAATTGATCCTGTTGATGAAGTTAAACCTGAAGGTGCTGTTAGACTAACATTAATTCCATCTTGCGAACCCCATTCATTTACATTCCATGCGAAAATTCCATAGGAGTCAGGTTCTACTGTATTTGCTTGTCCACCCATTCCTGAGTGAATTGAACAATAATAATATAAAGTTGGTGCTGAAGCAGCGACAGTTATTTGAACTTGTGTTGAACTATTTACAGTTACGCCGGTTGTATATTCACTTCCAGAATTGTGTGTTCCGTCGCTTGTTGTAGAAAATCTAAATGGGTGAGCCGAAGGATAATTAAATACGTAAGTTCCAGTTTCGGCTAAATTTATTGTATCTTGTTGTACACCGTCAATAAAATATTTATTGCCAGATCCAGGGTCGCTGACTGTTACTGTGAATGTTCGGATTACCGACATAAGGACTTACTCCTTATGCTATCCTGACGATTGCTGTTGTTGCTGCTGCCGCTGGAAATTGAACTGTAAATGTTCCAGAAGAAACTGTTTTGTCTCCTCCAAAAGCCACTGCACAAACTGCAGGGTCACCTGTTGCTGTATCATTAAAAATTAAACAACCGTTAGCTGTAAAAGATGCAGACGTCCATGAGATGTCTGCAAAATCACAAACTGCAGTTGTTGAATCCAAAGCTGGAGTAACGCTTGTTAATGCTTTTCCTTTTGCAGAATAAGCAGATCCAGATGCATTAGTTATTTCGTTTGATGAACTGTAAGCAGTAGTACCGGCCCCTAAAGTTGCAGAACTTGTATACAACGCGATGTTAAAAGTGTTTCCAGTAGTAGCTGTAAAATTGTGTACAGCTTTTAAAATTTCTGTTTTAAAACTGTTACATATTGCCGATGTTATTGCCATAATTTTTTCTCCTCAATATACGGAGACGGGGACTTGACTGGTATCCTAACTG